CGCCGTTGGCGCGACCGTGTGTTCCTGGATGAGCTGTTCAAGTCTGAGTCCCGTGGTCAGTCTTCTGACACCCAGGGTGGTTACTACTATCCGAATAACAAAGCAAAGACCAGTGCAACTGCGCTAACTGCTTACACCGCTACCGAGTATGCATCTGAGCGTTACAAGTTTAACGTGAAGACCGACCTGCTTGAAGTGGTGAAGAGCCTCCGCAAGCGTAACGTTCCTGTGTTTGCTGACGGTTACTACCGTTGTATTGCTGATCCCTCCTTCATGAAGGATCTGCGTGCTGATCAGGGCTTCCGTGAAGTGGCTCGTTACCCCGGCTTTGCTGCTGGTAACCCGCTGATGAGCGGCATGAACCCCAACGCTGCTATCTATGGCGGCGGTCAGTACGGCCAAGCTCAGTTTGTGGGCGGTGAACCCACCATGCCTTCTGGCTTTGTGTTTGAAGGTGTGCGGTTCTTTGAATCCACCAACTTCCCCTCTAAGTCCATCACCGTTGACATTGGCGACGGCGCTGGTGCTGTTTCTCACGATACCCCTCCTGCTCTGTTCTTCGGTCCTCAGGCCGTTGGCGTCGGCATTGGTGGTCCTAACGCTCAGGTGCTCATCAACAACAATGATGACTTCAGCCGCTTTATCATCCTAATTTGGCAGCTGTACGCTGGTTTTGCGAACCTGAACAAGGATTTCATCACCACCGCTTTCACCATCGTTTGAGGAAGGAGGTAATTAACAATGGCTGCTTACAAAGAAGAAGCCGGTGCAATTCTGCAACCCGGTAATCAAATCAACCGCCTTTCCTCCTACAACACCGAAGGTGTGTACGGCTGGCCTGGTGTCGAAGCGTTTGAGCTGATTGGTTATGCCAAGGTTAACAACCTGGCTGCTGATAAAGCTTCTTACAAGAGCTTTGACATTATTGTTCCCTCTCCTGATCGTCGTCCTGATGATCGGGTGCGCGACAACCGCACCTCCCTTGTGGTGCAAGCTAGCTCTGCTCGTCCTGCTTATATCTATGGCGCTTCTATCGCCATTGCACAGGACATCCCTGCTGGTGGTTTGGCTGGTTTCCCTGCTGCTCCCGTTACTGCTGACATTGGTGGTACCTCCACTGAAGGTCTGCTGCTTGGCCCTAATAACGCTGGTGCTCCTTTTGGTGTGCCTTCGACTCAAGCCAACGGTCTTGCTGCTGCTAGCTCCATCATCAGTGCTACTAGCTCCCTGTTTGCTCAGGGCCTGAGTGACACCACTGTTGCAGATCTGCCCTTCTGGACTGCCGTTACCACTGCTGGTATCGACGACCAGGATGCTGCAAACTCCATGTTCTACAAAGTCACCGCTGACACCACCTTCAAGGTGTTCAACGTCAATGCTGTGACTTCCACCACCGTGGATGGTGATGGTGTGTTCATCAGTCAGTCTGATTATGATGCTGGCAAAGCTGGCTACATTATCTGCCGCGTGAACTACCTGCGCCCTGCTGCTGCTGTGGCTTGGGAGGATATCAATGAGTTCATTGATTTTGCTTCTCAGGTTGGTGGCACCGATAGCTGATCAATATTGATTAGTTGAGTTGAGGTTGGTATTGTATTGGTAGTTGTCATTTCTTTGAATGCTCTACCAATACAAACCAACTGGTCAACTTGTTGAGATGATTTCTCACCACGGTGATGGGATTATGATGTGCATTGATGCTCAAGACGAAGTCTTGTACATTGAACGCGATGATTTGATCCCGCACCTTGGTGCTACCAATGAAAAGGATCGGACAGAAGAACGCCTCACCGAGCAGCTTAAAGAAGAAGGCGTTAATCCTCCCATCCCTACCAAAAAAGAAACTTTTCCACTCGATACTCGCATTAATTTAAATACAGCGAGTGCCAGGCAGATTGCAGACCATTTACCTGGAGTAGGATTGAAAACAGCACGGGATATTAAGGATTTACAAACCTCAATGCCTGGCGAAAAATTCGTCCGCTTAGATCAACTTAAAGCTATTAAGCGTGTTGATTGGGATGAGATTATCAAAGAAAATCTTATTCGAGTTGAATAATGCAACTTGATAACTTCCTCAAGTCAAAGATTCGTTGGCACTTAGGATACAACACCACCTCTATTCCTGCTGGTGATCTTGCTAGGCTTGAGGAAGCTTTGAACAACGTGCCGGATTCTTTCTGGTACACAAAATTAGTCGAACAAGTTAGTCGGTGCGACGAGGCAGAAAAGCGCACTGACATGACGGGTAGTGTGAATAATAATTCAGTTCCTCGTAACCGGTTAGAAAATATTGCTGGTGACGTTGATCGTACTATCACAACGACTGATTTTAAAGAAACACTTAAAACCTGGACGGAGATTTATCTGTATGAAACTGATCGCTTAGCTCTTCATTTATACGTCGCTAATTATAGAAACCCTATGCAAGCCCGCTATCGCTTCGAGCGGGAAGGTGCAGAATTCATTCAGGCATTACCTGGACCCGCAGACGTTGCTATCGGAACCCGCTTCTACTTCGAGTACAACTTCCGATAAACCAATGTCTGAACTGCGCCAACGTTACGAACAGCTTCTCCAACGGCCTGAAGTACGCTCTCTTCTGAATACTATCCGGTATGCAGAAGGCACTCCAGGAGAAGCTGGCTATCAAACCATGTTTGGTGGCGGAAAGTTTGACACATCCAAAGGATGGAAACATCCAGATAAAGTTATTAGCAGCGGTGGATATGACAGTGCTGCTGCTGGTGCTTATCAGATCATGCCAGGAACATGGCAGGGCACTTCAAAAGCTTTAGGCTTACCTGACTTTAGCCCTAAATCTCAAGACCTTGCTGCTCTTTATTTGATTGATAAAAAGCGAGGCGCATTAAACCCCTTCCTAAAAGGAGAAAAATTTGGAACTGTTCTTAACAAGCTTGCTCCAGAGTGGGCTGCATTGCCAACATCTGGTGGCGGAAGTTACTACGGGCAACCTTCTAAAAAACTCGGTGACCTGTACAAATACTACGAACAACAAAAACAACAGTTTGGACAGAGTGTTGCTAGCCAGCCGCAACAACCATCAGGACCAGCTCAACCCCAAGCAACCGGTATTCCTAACATCAATATCTTTGTTACTGGCAAAGGTGAAGCATCCGCAACCGCAACAAATCCTCTTGACTTCTTGATGAACTATAGGCAGAAGCGTTCTTCTATTCCAAACCCAATTGAACTTGCTACTGCCATGACAAGTACAGAACCTGTTAATTACTTTAAAATGTAATTATGGCAGGCATCTTTCACGCGGGTTATATTGCAAAACCAGGGGAGGATATTTTTCCTACTACTGGCCCTCATCTTGATGTGCGCGTTAAAAAAGATGGTCAATACATTGATCCAGCTACTTGGCGTACAGGTTTACAACGGTTAAAGATTGGGGAGCAACGTACTCCCCTTTACACTCAAGGAAAAGATGGGTTTAAACCTTCCTTCCCTATTACATCTGGGTTTGGTCCACGGCCTGCACCTACTGCTGGAGCCTCTACTTACCATAAGGGAATAGATTTTGGAATCCCTGGCGGAACACCTATTTATTATGAGGGTGCAGGATCATTTAAACCTGGTCAAGGTTTAGGCACCATTCAAACACCAGAAGGTTTTGAAATTCAATTACTACATACCAAAGGTGGTAAAGAAATTGCAATGGGGATGGAGCAACAAACTCCTCAAGTTTCTCCTCCACAACAACCTGCACAAACAGATGCTCCACAGTCTATTAACATTATTGTGCAAACAGGTGGAGATACGGAAGATAAAGTTATCACTCCACAAGAACAACTAAATAAGTACATGGCAGCACGTTTTGGTGAACGGAAAAGTGCAATACCAATTAATGCTTTGGCTAAGATGATTGCTGGTGGAGAAGCTAAAAATTATTTTGCATGAGATTTGCAAACGTTCCTGGTTATAGTCCTGCTTATCCTGTGCAATATGGAAATATGTACAGGGATTACAGCATGACTACTGCTGGTTTTGCTGATCCGTTTCAACCACAAACAAAAGAACAACACAGCCCTTGTTCTTATGTTGTGGGTTATAACGGAAGCAATGATCCACGTTATCAGTTGAATAACCCTGCCTATATGCGTGAGGTAGATCGTTCTGCAACTGATACAATACCTCCTGTTATTCTTAATAAAAGACCTATTCAAAATCAATTCTGATGGCATATACCAAACCTGAAATGCGTGAGCGCATTAAAGACCGGATTATGGCCGGTTCTAAAGGAGGGAAGCCAGGTCAGTGGAGTGCGCGTAAAGCGCAACTGTTAGCACAAGAATATAAGAAAAAAGGTGGTGGTTATAAAGGAGAAAAAACAGAAGGGCAAAAATCTTTGAAGCGCTGGGGTGAACAGAAGTGGATGACCAAAGATGAATATGAGAAGAAAAAAAGATGATGGAAGAGTACAAAGCAAAAGCACTGCTTGGTAAAACAGCAACTGCTGTTAGTCAGTCTTGCCCTCGTGCAACAACTGATATT